CGAATCCATTACTGGAGCCGTTAAGGCCGTTATTGTAGTTATTTGATATGATGCATCTTTCAGTGCCGTTGTGAGACGCAAGTTTTAGCCAGAACTCGATGGTGAAGTCTCCGAGCGCAAACCACCACGCATCGCTATCCGGAAATGATACGGAATCTCCTGTTCCGTCAAAAGTCCCGCAACCTGCGCCCCACTTAGGAGCAGTGGCTGTGATTGCCGCGTCCCCGTTAACAGTCGGCGTATGGTTATAACTGCTGGAATCCGAAAAGTCGGAATCCATATGCAGCATCAACACCACATTTGCCCAGTACGGGTCACCATCTGGGCCGCAGGTGTAGTAAATATCAGAAACGCACGTAGGCGGTCCTCCAGGCCGCACAAACCCACCACCCATTAACAGGGCCTGCTGACCACTGCCCATTAACTCACTCCGTTACCGCTACCCATCCAACGCGTTGCAGCTACCTTAACAACAGTATAGACGGATGGGGCGTTCAACGTACGCGCGCCGGTACTGCCGCTAGCTGCGTCTACAAGGGTGTCGGATGTGATGTTAAGAGTCACCGACCCAGCACCAAGATCGTTGATAAACGTAATGGCTGTACCGACGGGATACGCGACGGACCCGTTAGCGGGGATAGTCCACACACGCGCTGTGGTGTCTGCCGCAGGATGGTAGATATGTTTGCCGGCGTCAGACAGTATGGTTGTATAGTTTGCTGATTTGCTAATCTGCGGAATATCTTTGTAGCCGATTTCAAATCCGTTGATTTTAGCGCCTTCGGGTAGCGCGTCGAGTATTTCAACAACATTCGTACCGTCAGAAGCTACAAGCCGACGATCCCCCGCTAACACAGCGACACCAGTACCTGCCGAAGTCTTAACAGTCAGTGTATAGCCGCCTGTAGTGGCGTTATGCACAAAATACATTTTACTGGTAGTCGGAACGACGATGTTTCTGTTCGCCGTCAACACACCCGTAAATTTCAGCATCATCTGCCGAGATTCATCTGCCGCACCGTTAGTCGCTGTCAGCGTAGTATCAACATCAGACAGCGCTATGGTACTATACCCAGCAATGGCAGCATCGATCAGATCAGAAAACTGCTGATTAAAAACATCGCCCCAAGTGTTAGTAAGCTCCCCAGTAGTGGGCTTAACCAAACGGAGCCTAGAAGTGTAGGTAGAAGCCATATTTATCTTAAGTTACGTTAACACGCCCGCTGCCAAATGGCACGACCGCAATCCACGGGAAGCCGACCGTATACGTTGCTTCGGTCCAAGGCCACACAATGAAAAAAGTGCCTGTTTGCACAGACACCTGAACTCCTGTCAGTGCTACGGAAGCCATTTACGCAATCCTAAGCAGCGCATTTGTAGCGTCGTTAGTCGGCATAGTTAGAGTTAGCGTACCGGCTACGACCGTCTGCACAGAAAACGTATGTACCGAAACCGCTTTATTGCTCTGCGTGCTATTATAAATCAACACGGCATCAGTCGGCCCAACAGTCACTGTGGTAAACACAATCGCCGCAGATGGTGTCCAAAACGCAGTAGTGCCAGTCGATGTCGGCGCTGTCGCATTAGTAACGGCAACTCCGCCAGCAGAATATCCGGCACCAGTAACCTCGCCAGTAGCACTATAAGCTGTCGTGGAGGCGTTAATCGTAGCAGAAGACAGGTAAAGTGCTGCTTTGAACGAATCTGCTGTAGTGCCCGCACGCACTACAGTAGTGCCAAATGCATGGATACCGTTAAGCAACTCAACCTTAAACGATGTGCAGCATGCTTGTGTGTTAGCCACTTTTAACCCCCAAAAAGCCCGGCCGCAATACCTTGCTTTAGCCGGCTGTGTGAATTACGCTTAACCAAAATTTCGTCTTTGTAATACTCTTCAACAAACGTAGTTGCCTCTTCACTCTCAAGCCAGTAATGCTTATATTGCAAATCTTTAATTGGCACATTACCGATAGTGGTATAGATAAGAGGTTCTTCGTCCACGCTATCTCCTGTACGTATCAGACCTGTGCTGACCCTTGGCATACTCTTGAAGCAGTTTAAGATTAACTGCGTACTGCTCACTATACTGTTTAACGATATCAGGATCAGATTTCATGAACGCCGCAGCTTCTACCATAGCGCCGTACAGCAGTAGGTTATCAAAGTTATTGCCGAGCCATGTCGTGCCTGCAGTAACAATGCTTTCGGGATAGTAAAAATATCCCAACGAACCGATGTACGCGGCGGCGGGTGTTGGGGCGACTGTTAGTGTTGTATCCGCTATGTGAGCGAAATATCTCGGTACGCCGGTACTTGTTGGGTCGGGGTATGCCTCGCGTATAAAAGATACGTCCTTTGGCAGCAAGTAATAGTATGCGCCGTTAACAATCACCGCAAGCTCGCGGGCGGTAAGATAGTCGCTCGGCAACGATACCGTCGGATCATCTTGAACAAAGGAGATTGTTGTATTGTAGAAAAACGCCGGAATCTTGATCGCCTGATAAATTCTTTTTTCAGCGTTTTGAACAAACGTAGGTATATTGTCCTGAAAAAGCGTGTCGTTATTCTCAGACGAGAAATCCGTAATAGCCTGAACAAGTTCTGCGTAGTTCACGGAATAAGCTCTCTAGATGCTTCCAACGATGGATCAGGGCGAGGCTTACGGAGCGCCTGCGGATCGGACTTATCAACCTGACCTATCCACAACTGCGGGTGGTCTACATCATGGCATGTCGGGCACGCCATGATATTAGTCGTCTTTTTGTTTACTACCTGATTTCGCAGCGCGCTAAGCTTAAAGCGAAAGTTACACACATCGCAAAACCCGTGTGCGTTCTTCCCGGATGCAAAGGGCTTACCCACATCAATACCCCATACGCGCAGGTACTAGGCGCATGGATATGCGCTCTCGATCTTCAGCGGCGGCGTTTGTCCATGCTTCTTCGTATTCAGCTTTTAGCCTATCAAGACGATCTACTGCTTCTGGTCTTTTAAGCCCAATCTTGTAGGCCAGCCCAGTAATTAGGCATGGAAGAAACCTAGACGGAATATCAAATTCCAACTCGCCGCTATTCCCAGCATCTTGAATACGCTTCATACGCCAGCTAAGAAACGTATACGTATCAGCATTTGGCACAGGCCAGAAAAATATACGCGGCGTCTTTTGCCGGTCTACCCAAAATTGGACCGGACGCCCCGTAGCCGATTTATTGGGTAGCGTTGCATAAGAATTCAATCCAACGCGAGATATCACAATATCTGTATTCGTTGTACCCGACGTCGTACGAATCAAACCTTCGATAACGTCGATTGTGTCGGCTGGCAAATCATATACCGCAACGCCAGAAGTAAGCAGTATTGTTCCCTGCTCTACCGTCCAAAGATTATACCCTCTGTTTGCCCATTCGAGAGCAAGCAGGTTGAGGCTGCGGCGGGCAGTCTTAATGTCGTAGCCAGAGCGGGCTTCTAGACCCGCCTGCTCGTAGGCTTCCTCGATTAACTCAATTATATCGAGGGTAAACGAGGAAGTTCCTGACGTTGCCATTACTTACCTTTTTTGGCCTTAGTCTTGTCTGCAGCTACAAACTCTTTAGCTACCCTCTGCGGAATTTTGGCCTTTTTGGCAAATTTCGAGTTATGCGCCGCAGCCAGCATAAACTTATGCTGCTTATCCGACTTAGACGGCATTATCCAGCCCTGGAGAATTTCTTACCGCGCTGCGCACATCCGGTACCACGCATAACCATCCCACCGCCAGCGTACCCCATAGACTTCTTTTCGTCCATTTCATGCTTAATCATCTTCTTCGGCGCACCTTTCTTTTTCATAAAGGCAATTTCTGCATCCATCATCCGCTTAGATTCTTTCATGATTACCTCGTCTTGAAGTTGAGTCCGCGCTTAGCCGCCCCACAGCCGCGCACTTTACCCCCGCCAGAGAGGTTCTGCATGCGCTCCCGGAGATTTTTCTTGAGCCCGAGGGGGTCGCCCAGGCTGCCCGACGAAGAAGCCCCTACGGCTTCTTTTTTCTTTTCCCAATTAGGACCGGGAGGCTTGCCCGCGCCGGGCAGCGGCTCGCGTTTCCCGATCTTCGCTTCCATCTCTGCTCTCGTGAGTCTATCTTTCATTTTAACACTTCCATGCTCTCAAAGATTTGTTAATGCGTGAATTTGGGTCTTTGGCTGTCTTCTCGCTAGTCAACTTCTTTTTCATACCCGTCATTCTGGCGCAGAATGAATCTTTGCGAGAACCGCCTTCTGGCTGCGGGGGCTTAAGATTACCGCCCGTAGCTTTATTGTACGAAGCTCGACCTTTGGCATTAAGACCGCCGCTAGCACTTTTACCTTCTTTACGCTGCCATGCCGGGGTTTTCACTGCAAATCGCTCCAAGTAGAATTGTGCGGATGCTCTCGGTCTTTCACACGAAACTTAAAATACACCGTATAAATCCAAGCAAACCATTTTCCTGAATGCCGGTTAATAGGAGCCGTATGCCTAGTCACAGTACATTCGCAGAGTTTAGGAACCCATATTGCGTGCGGGATAGAGCCTATAACCGGAATGCGTATTCCATCGGCCGGTCGTATAAGAACATAACCGCCGTGTTTATGCCATCTAGGCCCGCTATATGTCCAGCAATTACCCCAACTTGCATTCGGCCATATTTTGTCCGCAAGAATTGTTAAGGCCAGGGCACATCCAAACGAAACGACACCAAACAGCCACGGAAAAAAAGCAATAATGCAAACAGCAGCGTGTATGGCATGTCGAAACGCCTGCATTACTGCCCCTTGAATCCAAGCTTAACCTTTACAGATTCCCAACCAGCATACAGAAAAAAGGCAACTGTTCCGCCAAGGCCCCACTTAACAAAATGCATCATCAAATCATTACGATCTTTGGCTCGTTGGACGGCAGCCTTGAAAATGCTCGTAAGATACATTGTCTCTTCTTTCGAAGGAAGACGATCTTCGAGCTCCGAATGTACAGCCTGCGTAACCCAGTGTTTGATAAGAGCAGCTTCGCGCTCGTCTTTTTGTGACAGGATTAGCCTAAGTTCAGTGATCTGAATTTGCTGCGAAGCCACTCGCGCCTCAAGCTCAGCGATCTTCGCTTCGGTATCCATGCTATTCTACCGGCGAATGAAACTGGTGCAAGACTGTAGTAACACGAGTGCCCTTACAATCGTGCGACATTTCAATCCAGCCTGCTTGATCTGCCTTGATGCCCACCTGCCAGAAACCGGCATAGAAAGGGCCGACTGGGCGATCCACAAGCTCAGAACGATTACGAAGCGGGCCAATGCGCTCGATCAAAACTAGGTCTGATCTACGCCGCTCATCAAAAGCGTAAGCCGTAATGTGCAGCGGTGAACAAGGTGCGTGCTTGTATCCCGACAACTCGATAACCGTGCCTGTAGCATCGCTGGCAACAATACGCACATCTGCTGTCACAACCGGACGAACTGCGTACGGCGCCATATCACGCTCTTCTTTGTAGGCAGTCCACCAAGTATGTGCTGTCGGAATCAAAAGCAAGCCAATTACGAAGCTAGCAACAGCAGGCCACCAGAAACGAACGCGGCTACGCAGCCTAGCGTAGCGAATGTCTAGGG